ATTTTGATGTTAGTGGTGGATTCTTTGGATCATAATTATTTGGAACCCTGGGATTATTAGGTTTTATGTCTGTGGGTTGATCTTCCAATTGTTCTTCTGGATCTGGAGTTATATAATCAGATTGTATAGGATTCTTAAAAGGATCTGAATTTGGTGGCAAAACTTCATCGCATGGATTTAATTGAACTATTTGACCAGGATAATAAGGTGGATCATATTTTCCATTACTTCTTTTAATGACTGTTTGATTTTTCTCTGCCCAAACTCTACCAGACCCACCAAGACTACCATCTGGAGAATTTAAATAACCAGTACCTCCCTGGACAACAATAACGTCAATTACTCCAATATCAGATGATTTTATATTAATTTTATTTGCTCTATCTACTTCAGAAGATATAATTGGTTTATCCGGACATGTAACTCCATTTAATCCATCATTAGGAGATCCATCATTAGGAGATCCATCATCTGGTAATGAAATTACAGGTTGTTTTGTTGGATCATCTTTATAATCCATTGGAATATCTATAATTTTACCAGTATTACTATCAATTGGTATTATATCATTTAATCGTCTATTATTATCACCCCCAGAACCGTTATTTAATCCTATTCTAGTACGTAAAACTGCTCCCCTTCCATTACCACAAGAATCTACTATTTTTGCAAAGGGTGGTGATGTATATCCGGATCCATTATTTGTAATATCAATTCCTAATATCTCTCCAGAAATACCAATAATAACATTCCCTGCTGAACCAGATCCACCCCCACCAAAAAATTCAACCGATGGAGGACCGCATAATATAGGACCAACATTACATGAGTCAATACTGTCTTGAACTGTTCCGGAAAAGTCTATATTAAAATCATAGTTATTAGGATCAATTGTATTTTTTACTCTTTCTCCAACAGATTTTATATCATTAACAATTGAATCTATATCAAAATTAAATTGTCCACCGTTTGAACCTGATCCATTCCAAGTGCTCCATTCATTTATTTCGGGACAATCTGGATCTGATTCGCATGAGAAAAATGAAAATAAAGACTTAAAGAATCCAATAAGAGAATCTGCAACAGAAACTACCGTATCGAAAATTGAAGTGAGATTAGATAGTATATTTTCAATGGCACCCAAAATAAATCCAAATAATTCTCCCAATAAACTTTCTAAGAATTTTTGAACAGCACACAGAGGAGCATTTATATACCTATCAACAATCTGTAAAAGAAAATCTAGAACCATGGATAAAAGTTTATCTACTATTTTATCAAAGAGACACATTATCAAGTCAATAACTTTATTTGTTTCCTTTTGAGCTTTACCTCTTTTATTTGGAAAAAGAAGAAAATAAAGATCATTAATAGTATTTGTAACTTTATCAGTAACAAATTTTCTAACATCTTCTACTACATTTTTTATTCTTTGAGAAATAAATTTTGCTGCCCTTTGCACTTCCCTCTTAATAGAATTTTCAAAATTTGATACAGAATCACTCCATTTAGTAAGTCTATTTCTAATAGATTCTATTTTTTTGATCATATTGATCAATTCTATTTGTACCCCAAGTAATTCTTCTCCACCGCATTTATGAGTCTTTTTGAGTTCAGAAGTTTCTTCACCTCTCTTTTTAGACTCAACATCGGAATAACTTTCCCAAGTAGTAAATCCACCAACAGATTCCATTGGTTGTCCTGGAGTTCCTCCTTGCCCAGATTCTGCCTTAGGTGGTATTGAATATACTGGAACTCTTTCATTAGTCAATCCAGATCTTGGGATAAACCCGGAAGATGGATTTTGAAACTTTAAAACAGTTTGATCATTATTTGCTAGACAACCTATTATTATTGGTTCTGTTCGTCCTATACCATCCCTGTAAAATCCAATAACAAAAGTACCTTTTTTTAAATTGGAAGACTGAAAACTTGCACCATGCCCACTACCACCTGTAATTGGATACATCACATCTACCGTAGGTAGATTATCATCCGAAACTATATCCTTTTTTTCACTATGTTGATTAAAAATTCGTACTTTATATCTTGACCCCCAACCTTTTATTTGTGATTGGGATGTCCACTTCTCTCTATTTTCATTTTCTTTCCAAGTAGAATCTTCTACTATTTGACCAATCCATAATTTAACATCATCACCAAATTTTTCAGATTTAGATAATGTCATTCTTCGTAAATTCTACATTCTGGTTGATCTGGATTTAAATCACAAAATAACTCTAAAGGTGATGGGTCCTTTATTTCTTCTGGATGATTTTGTTGGTATTTTTTTAACCCATCAAGTTCATCTTGTAAATGTCTTTTTCTCTGAGGACTTATAACACCATTTTCCAATTCATTTTGGTCATCCTGTATATGTTGTTGAAGTGTTCTTTTCATATTTAAAAGGTCTTTCTCCCGAAACTATCTCTGACTAGATTTAGTCTAGTAAAACATCTGCCAGCAATTCCAGTTATTTTGGGGTTTGAGTTTATATAGTGACATAAATCTACTATCATATATATACCACTATTTCTGGAACTAACTTTTTGATCATTCTGATCAGATATTTCCGGGAAATCACAATAAACTAAGTCACCTGCATTTAATCCAAAATCTCCCGGTATTGTTATTGATAATTTTACTGTAAATAAATTATTATACCTTGCTGAAGATTGCCTTAGAATATTATCAACATCGAGATTCTCTTTAGTTGCAGTTTTTAATTGCTCATTTAGAGATGATCCAGTTGGTGCTATTCCAATATCTTTTATTATAAAATTTGATTTTGTAGGTCCTATATTCAAATCAGAAGCCAATTTTAACTTATCAGTTCCTCCAATATAATCATCATTATTAAATTGTTTCGTGGAATCAAACTCTTTCTTTTTTTCACCATCATACTTATTATCATAAAAATTGAAAACCCTCTGTTCTTGGGAAAATAAATCTCCTGTAAGAAGTTTGTTAGAAATATCTACAGTGCTATCAAAAGAAAAATCTAGTATTTTTCCATCGTAATTAAGAGGTATACTAGTGTTATTATTAAATATTAATTTTCTTATGATAGTACTATTGAATAATTTATCTATAGATTTAAATTTATACCCTCTACTCGTTTCATAAAAGAAATATCCTGCAGTAGTTCCAAGGTTAATTCCGGATAACTCCGGAACAGATCTTGCAGCAAGCCAAGCAAGTTTATAAAATGGTTTTTCTGTGTTTCCCCAAAAATTAAATTTGTTTAACGTTAAATCTATATCAAGATCTTTTGAAGTTTTTAAACAATCATTAGTCAAGATATTTCTAACAGAATCACTAATTTTACCTTGATATTTTTTCTCAACCCTGGTTGATACTAATTCATTATCAATAGATTCTTTAGAATAAAGATCTATAGTATAGTTTGTCTTTAATGTATCTTGTAGTATATTTCTTATTTCTTTTATTCTTAAATGATAATCACCTTCTAAATTTATTTTTTGACCATATCCATCTTCTATTACAAGATCAACTTTTTCGCCCGCTGTTAATGAAGTACCATCTTCTAAAGCAGAACTACCATAATCAGATCTTCCTCCCAATGATCTTACTCCAGTATCTGTCAAACTGACAGTACATCTTACAGTATTATCTAAAATACTCTCGTAATAATAAAGTCTGGAAACACCAAAAGATATAGGTACAGGAGAACCAGAATAATTTGAGTATATATCAAATTTTTTTATGTCGGCATTTTCTGCCGCTATGTTTACTCCCATTACCTTACAAATAAAGTGGATTTATTTTGATTTATTGTATTGTCAGATGATAAAAAAGTGACATTTGATCTCCCATTATTTATTGGTATATACACAACTTCTTTTATTGGTTTAATAAAAATTATAGAAGATGATTCGTATTCTGTTCTAGTCTTTAATAAAGATCTATCCTTTATTTTATTCTGCCCCAAAGTTACAGTTCCGCCACCTTTTTTACCATCAGGTTTCTTACTCATATGCATCAAAACTGTTTTACCAGAACCAGGAACAGTGGCATAATTTCCTCCACCACCTGGATCATTTTGGAAATTACTCAAATTAAATGGAACTAAAGGGAATCCTGGCATATTGACATCAAGAGCAATTTTTCTACCCGAATGAGTATGCCTTGACATTCCCATTCTTATAAGTTCTTCATAGTATTTGTCCTCTTGTCCTGGCAATATTCTAGTACCATCTGATAGTTCAGGTTTTAATCCTCTAGATGCAATCTTTTTAAGTAATGGGATCATATCTTTTATAAAGGTGTTTGTATTACCATTAAAAATTTCAAAGTGTGCATGAGACCACCCTGGAACTTGCATGTATGTTCTTCCAGTTAATCCAAATCTCCACTCATTAACTTCACCAGTGATGGTATCACTAACTTGAGCAGCACTCAATTTACCTGCTCTAAATGCTCCAATAGTTGCTCCTCTAGGCTCAAATCCAAAAGTATGTCCGTGTCTTGTTTTTTCAGTATCGTCTGCCAAATAATCAACTCTTTTTTCATATGCCTCTGCTCTAAAATTATCTCTAGGACCAACAAATTGTCTAGCAGAGTTTTGTCTATCTTTATCTAATAATGCTGCAGCAACTGTCTCTAATTGTTGTTGTGTTTTTCCATGCGACCTTGCAAATCTTATGGCATCATTTTTAGTTTTTATTCTTGACCAAGCAGAAGTTCCGCCATATTGTCTAACTGGTCGAAACTGATCGGGATTTAAAATTGCTTTTGAAATACTATTGTTAACTTTCCAAGGATCTCCGGGCATTGAAACTCTATTATAAATTACCTGAGCAACATCAGCCGCACCCTGGGGGTCCGAATTCTCAAACATTGCTGCTGTGGCAAGTAACCAAAAATCTGGGCTGTCGCTAGACACATAAACGCCAAGACCTTCACCAAGATCTCCTAAAGATCCATCACCAGAAGTCATTTTTTTGAGGGAAAGATTTCTCTTTAAATCATCAATTATTTTTGCGGAGACTTTCTCAATTAGTATTTTAGATGATTTTTCAACCCAAAAAGGAATCTGATTTAAAAGTTTATCAATTGTATTTGCGGTCAATGTTTTATCTAATAATGCATTGTTAATCCACGCCTTTAATCCGTATCCTATATTTTTATAGTCTGTATTTTTAGGAGATTCTCCCAATATTAACTTTCCAAATATTGAAAATATAGGTCCAATATATGGAATATCAGATACTAAATTACTGCTCCTATAGAGAAATCCAAATGGATTTTGATATTCAGCAGCATTCTCACCAAGAGGTTCTGGAAACATTTCTTTATATCTTTTTTCGCCACCAACACTTTCTCCTGGTTTTGGTCTGGATAATGGTGGAGAAATTAATTTAGTTCTTTTTTGTACTATTGTTCTTTGTATTGATGTATTTACTGCCTTTCCACCTCTAGTGATTTGTCCACCCTTTGCTTTTTTCTTTGGTTTACTATTACCAATGAGAGTATCATATAGTGCTCCACCAACTATATCACCAAGGATTCCACCCAATATAGTTCCCGCAAATGGAATAGGGATAAAGGTCCCTAATGCAGATCCTATTGTGGCCCCAACTGCTTTTGCCGCCGCTCTGGCAGGTTTTTCTCCAGACCACAAAGCAAAAAGAAAATCTACTAATCCACCAATAATTGGAATTCTTCCTAATACTTTTCCTGCAATTTTAGATCCAGTTTTACCTAAAAATTTTGTAGTTGTTCTACTTGCAATTTTACCAAAACCTCGACCAGTTATTTTTCCTGCAGGTTTTCCTTTGCTAGAAAGTCCAGAATTATTTTGCCTATTAAATAAATTCCTCTTCTTAAGTTTTCTCTTTACTTCCTTAAATGCTTGTGAAGAATTTTTACCACTAGCTCTCAATTCTTCATAGTATCTAGCAGCATTATTTCCAAATTTTTTTTCAATGTTTTTTACCTCAGGTTTTCTATTTAAGTATTTCCTAAGTTGTTCATTTTTTGATGGTTGTCTATTCCCACCACCTCTCGTAGGTTTTGTTTTCCCTTTATTGCTTTCACCACCAATAGAAAGTAGTCCAGCAATAATTGCTAAATTAACAAATGTATTCAGATTTTTAGAAAAATTGTTAAAAGCCTCTTGGAATGGTTCACCACCAATTTCTTTTGTCCATGAATTAAATCTATCATACAATTCATATCCTTTACCAATAAAATCTATAATACCATTAAATAAATTTCCAGTAAAAGATTCAAAGAAATCAATAACTGGTTTCAATTTTTTACCAAAATCAAGTATCTGAGGAACATATTTAAAGTAATTTTTAACTAACCACCCAAGAAAAGTAAATAGAAAAAATTTCCTAATCCTATCAAATATAGAGGATCCAAAAGATTTTTTTTCTTCTAGTCCTAATTTATTTTTATTTTTCTTTTTCTCTAATTTCTTTTCCCTATTTAAAAACTTTTGAGTTTCTATATTCTTTCTATTTGTTTCTTTTTCTTTTTTCAGAATAGAATTAGTATTTTTTAAAATACTTTCTATTTTAATGGTTTTTTTCAGAATAGAAATAAGTGGTTTTTTTAATTTCGTATCTTCTGATGAACTTTGAAAATTATTTTGTGCTACTTTAATAGAAGATGGTAGTAATTTACTAGTGTTAATAGACATTTTAAATTACCCCATTATTCCATATATTTGAGCATTCGATTGTCTAACAAAAATTCCAGATACTGGAATAGCATTAATAGAAGGTATCTCACCGTTGCCTGAAGTATTCGAAACAGATTTCGATTTATTAATTACTGATGGGGGCAACGTTATCATTTTTATTCCTCCATTAGATTGTGATGGAGGCGGTGGAACATATCTATTTAAAGGAGAATTTGCCAATACCCCCTCTTTTTTAGCATTAGAATCTGAATCCATCATTGCCTGTAGATAATCCACAACTTTCATACCGCCCTTATCTACAAAATTCTGAGTAAATACTCTCAAATATTCTCCAGGTTGAACTCTAATATTAATTTCCTGACGATCATCAGTTCCAGGAACGTTCTTTCCAGTATTTTCATTTATTCTACCATCTCTACCAACAGGTCCATACTTTTCTGTTGTACCACCTTTAAATGGTAAAAATGTTTGGTAAATATCAGTAAAGATGTTGCGTTTTTGCTTCGGTTTTGATTTTGTGGATGTATTAGATTTAGTTTCACTATTTGCATTAAATTTTGGTATATTTGATTTTGTGGATGTATTAGATTTAGTTTCACTATTTGCATTAAATTTTGGTATAAATGATGGAATAGGTGCAGGAGATTCCATCTTTTTATTGTAAGATGTGTCCGTCATCCATCCAAAAAAATTATGCCCAGTTCCTCTAGTTATATCCCCCTTTTTAGTATCCATATAAGATTTTTGACTTTCTCCTCTGAAGTCTGTCCTAGAACCAATAAACTTTGAAGCATTCTTTTGTAGTGAAGAATTCATCAAACTTTTTGCGGCAATATCAAGACTTTTAACATAATCTTTTCCAACAGCTTTAGTAGCAGTAGAACGATCATTAATATTCATCCAAGAATTTAAATTTTTAAATGTTGGTTGATATTGATTTGCTGCGGTTATAATTCCTTTTATACTTTTACCACCAGGATAAATTCCAGTCTTCGCCCTATTATAAATTGATTGCGCAACATCAGCATGTCCTTGGGGCATAGATCCTGCTTCTTTAGCAGCAATAGCAGCAAGACTCCAAAAATTTGGATTATTTCCTATAACACCACCAGAAGCATACTTCTGAACGTTTCCACTTTTTGGGTTTGGTACATAAGAGGCAGGATGAATTCCAGTATCTTTATACATCGTTTGCTGCTGTTCTTGATTCATAACAATTTCACCAGGTTTAACAACAACTCCACCAGACCCATCTTCCATAGGTAGATACTGAGTATCTTCACCATATCCAGAAACTTTTTGCCCTGTGTTACTTGTAACTAATCCACTGAATACTCCACCACTTTTGAACCCATTAACAAAATTAGATTGTTGTTCCGGAATAACTCCACCACCCCTAAATCCAGTAACAGATATATTTTGCATCGCTTCACCAAACATTGATGCAAAAGAATTTCTAGATGTATCAAGTTCTCCTTTTATTTTTTCGGGTGTAGTATTTCTTTTTTCCGCTTCTTTATCGATTAATTTTTTCTCTTCATTAGATTTCCATATTTGAGATCCTATTACTGCTGCCCCTATGGCAACACCTGAAGCAACTAAAGGATGTGATTTTGTAAAACTTAATAATTTAGGGATAGCAAATTTTGATAATTTATATGTGAGTTTTATTATAGATGATGTTATTACTCTTACAAATTTACCCAGGGGGTTTGCAAATAAAAAGTATGCTCCTAATATTGCGGGGAAGAAATCTTTTAAAAATCTTCCTAATACTTTAAGTCTGTTTTTATTTTCAGGATCTTTAGCCCACTCCAAAAACTTTTTAAATGCTCTTCCCAGAACAGTAAACAAAAGAAACTTAAATATTCTATCCCATATTGACTTTAAAGGACTGAGTATTTTTTTAGTTGCTTCTATTAGTTTATTTGGACCTTTTTCTAATTGATCTTCTCGTCTCGATCTCCTAATATTTTCTCGTTCTCTTCTCTGAGTTACATTATTAGATCTTAATATTTCATTCTGTTCTATTAAACTTTGATATATTTTATTGACAGAATTAGATATTCTTAAAACAATATCAAGAACTGATATTGTTTTAATTTGTTTTTGTGGTGCAATACTTTTGTTTGGTTCTACTTTACTCTTTTTACCAGTTAAAAATTTTATGGCACCTGTAGTATTTGTTTTTGGTATAGATCGATTTACTGTAAATTTTTTTACTTTTATAGTAAATCTATCATTAGATTTATTTGTTCCGACTCTCTTAAATTCATCCCTAAGCATTTCTGCTTCTTCAGATGAATAAATTGATTTTGTTAAACTTGCTGCAACTAGTGCTTCCCTTAAATGACGGATATATTCACCATAAGACATTTCAAACTCATCCTCAAGTTTAAGTAACTTAAGGATTCTTTCATCAATGATTTCTATTCTATCCGCCATTTTGCTGTTGTTTTAAGCGTTCTTCTTCAAGATGATTTTCCAACATAGCAACATATACATCTCGTTCCCAAGGAATCATGTTTTCAATTTCAGTTAATGAATATTTATGATACTGCATTAGAGAAAAATTCAATTCAAAATAACTCCTAAGATTCATATGAGACATCGCTATGCGAAAAAACTTGATAACCCTTCTAAGACAACTTCACTTTGTACTTTTGTTTTAGGATTTTTTACTTTCACTTTATGAGAAAGTTTTGGCATTGTTTCAAAAAACTTCTCAATTTGCTTAAATTGAGATGAATTCATTTGATCAAGAAATTCTACAATTTCTTTTTTAGTCACGTCTGCAGATTCCCAAACTTCTTCTTGATTATATATTCTATCCACACAATCTGCAATCAAATCAAATGATTGTTCCATTTGATTCTGTTCAGAAAAATCAAAATTGCTTTTAATAAATTGATCGAGTGATGGATAATTCAATTCCATCATTAGATTATCATCTATTCTTATTCTATTTGTATGAGATTTATCTTTTTGAACTTTAATATTATCAACATTTATTTTTACTGTCGTAGTGGTTTCATTGTCATCCGGACAAATAATATTTACTTCAATATCTTCCCCGACAGATTTTCCTCTTATATTTAAAAATATATACTCAATATCAAAAGTTGGTAATTTTTCAACTTCTATTCCATCAGTCTCTATACAGTTTTTGATTACAGTTTTTATAGAATTTGTTATTTGCTTTGTATCTTCACTTTCTAATGCAATAACCAGCAATTTTTCTTCTTTGACCAAAAAGGGTCTATACTTTATCGTTTTGCCATTAGATGGAAGTTCCAATTCATATGTTGGTGTAGAAATTTTTGGTAAAGGCATAATCTCCTATACAATTCAGACATCTTTATTTATTTGCATAATTTTATGCTATTCCATTACCAGGAAGTCCTCCAAGTAATGTTCTATTACTTCCGTCATAAAAATCTGCCCAATTAGTATTATTCTCTCCATTGTTTCCACTATTATAATATTCATCAATTCTAATAATAGTAGGATTATTAAAATAATCTGAGGTTTTTGGTAACGAGTTATCCCCGGAAGTTAAAGAGGGTTCTTTAGATCCTGGTATATTTGTATTAAGTTCTATAACATATCTGAGGTAAGAAAATGACACAGTACATTTTAATAATTGAGAAGAATCATATGATACTGGCATTGAATTTATAGATATTGGATATGCCCCAATGAATCTATAGGTCAACATTTTACCCGAATAGTCTCTTTCAAATTTTGTAATGGATAAACCACTTGTTTGATAGTTTGATTTATATTCTGCTCTATAAGTAAATGTAGTCTCTTTTTGAGAAGATATATCATTCTCAAATGTGATATAAGATATCCAATTTTCAAAAAATTGAATTATATTATAATCATGATCAACATAAAAAGTAAAATCTGCTCTATCATCATATAATCTTCTATATGCAATCTTTTCACTAACTCCATGGTAAGAGTCATTAATATCATAAGTTGCAATAGAGGATCCTGGTAAAGTTGCTTCAGAACATGATAATTCTATTAATTCTTGATTGTCAGAATACCTTGCGCCAGTAAACCCAGAATTTATCCTTTGGTTTATAAATTCTGTATAAGATCTATTATTTAAATTTGGTGGATAAAATTGACATAAGTAATGGGATGTCAATGCAGGTCTTAATAAAAGTCCCTTTATATCACTTACACTTTTTTTTGTTACTGCTGGTCCCTGAGTAGATCTAGAAGCCATTTATAAATATTATGGGTCTTATATTATATGTATGCGGAAAGAGAAGTATCTGCAAGGAAAATTTCATCCACAAAATCCAAAAAAATATAAAGGAGACCATACAAATATAATTTATAGATCCTCATGGGAACTTAAATTTATGAGGTACTGTGATAGAAATGTGAATATATTAGAATGGGGTTCTGAAGAATTTTTCATACCATACTTAGATCCTACAACTAATAAGGTAAGAAGATACTTTCCCGATTTTATAATTAAAGTAAAAGAAAACACTGGTGATGTAAAAACATATGTTATAGAAGTAAAGCCAAAACAACAAACCATTCCACCAGAAAAAACGCCAAAGAAAAAGCAAAAAACCTTTTTAAATGAGGTAATAACCTATGAAAAGAATAAAGCAAAATGGAAGGCTGCTAAGGAATTTTGTGAGGACCGGAAAATCTATTTTAAAATAATAACAGAAAAAGATCTTAATATTAAATAATAAATATTAAATAATAAATATTAATATAGAAATAATTACTAATATAGATGTCTAACGTTCCACAAGGATGGGCAAAAAGTACTTCTGATGATAATATCTACGAAGCCCGAGTAAACATAAAAAGCAAAGTAGATACTGGAATACTAAGACAAGGCGAGATGTATCAATCTACCATAAATTATATACTTAAAGTAAATAATTCTAGTGGTATAATAGATTTGTACTATCCTAGTAGTTCTGGCGATAAATTATTTCATAAGTATGATCCCACAACAGATAAATGGACAGTACCAGTTGACTCTAGTTATGACGGTACTGAGTTTTATAATAGAGCATTGCGAGAGTCTGGATCTAATGATTTTGAGAAATTAAAAACTACAGCAAAATCTGGTGCGGTTAAAGTTATAAACAACACATCTTCTACCGAAGATAAATCCAGTATCGCTGATAAAGATGGATACAAATCATCTATAGACAATACATCAGAACCCAATAAACCAGATGAAAAAATCGGAGGAGATGATAGACCAACATCTCCAACTAAAGATGAACTAAATGCAATAAAAGATGTAGATTTTGCAGAAGGTAATTATAGAGTAACAAATTATAATAGAAATTTAGTATATCCAAAATATTTAAAATTAAGTAAAGTAAATAAAAATGAGACTATTTCAGATGTTATTGAATTCACTATGCTTTCTTATGGAAATAGAAGAAATAGAACGAATACATTTGGATTTGAAGATAGAGAATTTGGTTCTCAACCTTTAGGAAGAGTGACCATAGCTATTCCCGCAGGAATAACAGATACAAATTCCGTTAATTGGAGTGATGAAAATTTCAATGTTCTGGAACAAGCTTTTGCAGATATATCTTCAGCATTCATAGATCAAGGATCAAATTCTTTAGAATCAATCATCAATAAATCAAAAGCAGCAGCGGGAAATCCCCAGGTGCAAAAAGCTTTACTGACTTTAGCAGCACAAGAAGCATCTGGAGCAAAGGGTTTATTGTCAAGATTAAATGGTGCCGTTTTTAATCCAAATATTGAGTTACTATTTACTGGTCCTTTACTTAGAGAATTTTCATATGTTATTGATATGGCTCCTAGAGATCAGGCAGAAGCGAGAGATATAAAACAAATAATTAGATTTTTTAAGCAAGGAATGTCTGTAAAAAGGAGTACAGATTCATTATTCCTGAAGGCACCTCACGTATTTAATATTAAATATCTTTATACTCAAGGAGACTCTCCCGAAATACATCCATTCATAAACATGATAAAAGGTCCTTGTGCATTAACTAATCTAACAGTTGATTATACACCACAAGGAACATATATGACGCACAAAGATGGTTCTATGATATCATACAGACTAAATATGTCATTTAAAGAACTAGAACCAATATTCGATGATGACTATAAAAAAGTCCCAGGTGGAGAAAATGATACTCACATAGGTTACTAAAAATGGACATCACAAAAACTTATTTCAGACAAATATCAAATTTTGATTATGTAAATAGAGATCTCGATAATTCGCAAATTGATAATTATACTCAGGTAAAAAATTTATTTAAAAGAGGAAAAATTAGGAAAGATATTTTTGAGAAATTAAACTATTTCGTGAAATACAAAATAGAGGGTGATGAAAGACCAGATCAAATAGCATTAAAGTTTTATAATAATGAATCTTTAGATTGGGTTGTTCTTTTATGTAATAATATATTAAACGTTCAGACAGAATGGCCACTGGAACAAAATGCTTTTGATAGTTATTTGCTCAAGAAATATGGTTCATACTCAGAAATAAATTCAATAAAATATTATGAGAGTGTTGAATGTAGAGACTCAAATGGACTTGTAATTTTTCCCAAAGGGGTAAAGATAGATAAGGGATACACTATAACTTATTATGATAATGGTCTAGGTAGCGAAAAAACAATATCTAATGTTGCGATTCCTGTTACGAATTATGAATATGAATTAAATATAGAAAATTTAAAAAGAAATATATACCTATTAAAGACTGAATATCTATCAATTATTTTAAATGATATGGAATTGATGATGAAATATAAAAAGGGTTCTACCCAGTATGTGGATAAAACCCTTAAGAGAGCAGATAATATTAAATTATATACTAATTAACTATCTGCAAGACGCTGGAAGTATGATAGAGCATCTTCTTCATCATCATCAACTTCATTATGTGAAGTATTTTCAGAAGAAGTATTTTCAGAAGAAGTATTTTCAGAAGAAGTATTGTCCTCTTTATTAAAAGTAACGCTGTTCTGATAGGACTTTTCTAATTCTCCCATTACAGAGTCTTCTTTAGTCTTTTTAGGAATATATGACTCATATTCTTCTTCTTCAGAAAATTGATTACGACTTGTGGATTTATTAAGTCCGAGAACAATATTCATACGCTTCTCAAGTTCTTCATAAGTCTTAAATTGACTTGGAGATACAAGTTCTTCTAATGAATATTCTTTCTTCCAAATTGCTTCCATAGCATCATCATCGTCCAGAAGAGGTCCTGGAGAATCAAATTCGGATTTGTCATAGTTCCAATAACCTTCAACTTTTCGAATTTTTAATCGGAACTTAGCACCTTGCCAGAAATCAAATGGATTGATTGGTTCTTCATCATCAAATTCTGGTTGCATAGCATTTAAAATCTTATCAAAGATTTTTTTTCCATACTTGAATAGAAAAACTTTTCCTTCATTTTGTGGGTTTGAAGGATCTTTGATTACG